CGCCGACGTTGTCGAAGAACGCCTCGGCGCCGACGCCGGCGGCGAGATCGGAGATCGCCGCCGCCCGGTCCTCGTCGTAAACGGTCTCGACGAGCGCCGTCTCGGCCGCCGGGTTCGTGAGCACGTGGTAGGCGATCGAGCCGCCGAAGACGTCCTGGACGATCGCGACCGCGGCATCCGACGGTTTGCCGCTGGCCGAGTACGGGGTCAGGAACGGCTCGTCGGCGATCTGCGCCATCCGGTCGACGAGCGTCAGCGTGGCGGCGCCCTCGAGCTCGTTCCAGTTGACCGCGTCGACCCGGAACCGGCCGAGCTTGACCCGTTCCGGGGTGCCATCGGCGAACCGGATCCCGTACTCGATCTCGGCCTGGCCGCCAAACGGGAGCTCGCGGACGAGCGCCGGCGTTGCCGGGTCGGTGAGCGCGAACGCGATCGTGAGCGTCGCCCGCCGGCGGGTGCGGGCGTCGGCGTCGGCGGTGAAGTTGCCGCCGATCACCTGGACGACGATCGGGACCGTCGGCGCGGACGGCCGGAACACCGACGCGACGATCGAGATCTGGTGCGTCTCGCGGACGGCGAGCAGGAACCTGTTGGAGACGCTGATCATGGGATCGCGTACGCGACCTCGTCGTAAGACAGCCCGGTGTCCTTCAGCGCCTGGTAGGTCGCGTAGCTGGCCTTGACGTTGGCGTAGGTGTTCGGCGCGATCGGGACATAGATCGACGGGTCGGGCCGGTCGACGACGACGCAGGCGATCCGGAAGCGGCGCTGCGGCGCCCGCCCGAGCGTCAGGAAGCGCTCCTCGATGAACTCGGTCGGGCCGAAGTAGACGTTGCCGATCCCGAGCTCGGGCGAGGTGCGGAGCAGGAACGGGTAGCCGGAGCCGAGCAGCCGCCGGGTCTGGTCGCGCTCGCCGAGCGTCTCGGTCAGCGTGATCAACTCGGTCGACGGTGTCCACGCCGCCAGCGACGTCAGCACCGGCGCCGGCCGGTCGAGCACCCGGTGCACGCCGACCGGGATCCCGAAGTCGAGCTCGCGCATCGACTCGATCTCGACCTCGAGCGAGTTCGTCGGCCGGGCGAGGTCGACCAGCCAGGCGTCGCAGTCGCCGAACTCGACGGTGATCGTGTCGACGACCCCGGTCGAGACAACCACGCCGCCGGCGTTATAGGTCGTCAGCTCGTAGGTGAGCGGCACGTCGAGCGGCGCCTCGTAATCACGGGTCACATAGGAGGTGGTGCCGGTGAAGCTGTGCATGACGGCGCCGCGAACACCGACCGGCGCCCCGGTCGCGGTTCGCCGGGTGATCGTCAGGTAGGTGCCGAGCGCCGGCGAGAGCCCGGTGACCTCGAGCCGGACGGCGTCGCGCGGCTCGTCGAGGGTCGCGTCGAGGGCGGCCGCCAACCTAGATCGCCCCTGCCAGCAAGGTCTGGGCGGTGCGGTTGTTCTCGGTCCGGACCTCGCTGCGGACGAGGCCGCGGAGCTCGGTGTCGCCGATGAAGACACGGACCTCGATCGCGCCCCTGGACCCGAGCGGAATCACGGCCTCGGGGCCGGCCTCGCCGACCATCGCCAACGTCGGGGCGGTGACGATCCCGCCCTTGGCCAGGAAGGGGATGTCCGGGAACGGGATCCCGGGGATCTTCACGTCCGGGATCGGCTTCGGCATGTTCACCTTGAAGCCGGGGATCCCGATCCGGTTCCAGGCGGCGATCACGAGGTTGAGCCCGGCCTTCAGCGCGGCGGCGAGAGCGCCGCTGATCCCCTCGAAGCCGGCGACGACCCCGTTCTTGATCCCGGCCCCGATCTTCCGGCCCCAGCCGACGATCGCGCCCATCTGGTTCGTGATCGCCTCGCCGATGTTGTTGACGAGGTTCCAGGCGGCGTTCCCGATCCCGGCCAGCCCGTCGCGGAGCCCCTCGAGGATCGCCTTGCCGAGCGCGACCGCGACCCGGTAGAGCAGGCCGCCGACGGCGGCATAGAGCTTGAGGAAGTTGACGACCTGGTCGATCGCCAGCTTGGCGATGTTCTGCAGCTGTTTCCAGGCCTCGGACCAGTCGCCGCGGATCACGGCGGCGACCAGGCGCAGAACGGCGGCGATGATCTTGGCGGCGGTCTCGACGATCCGGGCGAACCCCATCACAACCGGGCCGATCGTCCCCCAGTTGTCGCGGATCAGCTTGACGATCTCGACGATGATCTCGCCGAGCGCGATCAGGATCGGCCGGGTCGCGTTCCACGTCTCCTTGATCACCGCCGAGATCTCCGGCCAGTGCTCACGGATGAACGCGACCGCCTGCTCGAGGATCGGGATCATCTTCTCGATCAGCATCCCGGCGAAGTTGTTGAACGACTCGCGCGCGATCGCGAGCTGGCCCGGCAGCGTCTTCCCAGCCGCCTCGGCGGAGCCGCCGAACTCCTTGTTGACCTCGGCGAGGATGATCTTCTGCGCCTCGAGCGTCTTCCCGGAGGCCTGCAGGGCTTTCACCTGCTCCTTCTGGGCGTCGGTGAAGGTGACGCCGGAGCGCTGCAGCTTGGTCATCCCCTTGACCGGGTCGTTGAGCGCCTTGCCGAGCTGCATCGCCGCGTTCGTGACGTCGGTGCCGAGCGCGACGGACATGTCGAGGGCGGCCTTGGTCGTCTGGTTGAAGACGTCGTTGCCCTTGCCGGCCTCGTTGCGGATGTTCGTGAACGTCAGCAGCAGGTTCTCGCCGGAGGCGATCGCCTCGTCGTCGACGCCGCTCTTCTTCATCAGCGACTCGGCCAGGTCCGAGACCTCCTTCGCGGAGACGTTCGCGGCCTTGCCGGTCGACTTGATCACCGCGTTAGTCTGGGCGGCGACCTTCGACGACTGGGCGTACTCGCTGATCCCGGTCTTGAGCGTGTACACCAGGGCCCCGACCCCGGCGGCGCCGGCGGCGAGCGCCCCGGTCTTGCCGAGGCTCTTCAGCTTCGACCCGAAGCTCTTCGTCCCCTGCTCGGCGTCCTTGATCCCCTTCTGCAGGTCGGCCGTGTTGGCCTTGAAGTTGACGACGATCGACGGATTGGCCATCTAGCGGCGCTTCCTCGCGGCGCGCCGCTCAGCGCGGATCTCGCGGTTGGCGTACTGGACGAGCGCCGCGTATTCGGCCTGGGAGAGCTGGTCGACGTCGCGTGGGGTCATACGCCAGAAGCGGCAGAATCGGGCGAGCTCGTCGAGGGCTCGCCGCTCGTAGGGTCTGGCACCGTCTCCTTGAACACCGGCAGCACGTCGCCGGCCTCGTGCCAGTCGACGTCGTAGCCGAGCCGGCGCAGCTGCGCCCAGACCAGCGACTGGATCCGATCGGGTGCGGCGTCCATGTCCTCGAGGTCGCCGCCCAGCAGCTCGTTCAGGGTGCGGCCCGTCTTCTCTTTCAGGGTTCGCATCTCGTTCGGGGTCAGCGACATCCCCGGCTGCAACTCGACCTGGTCGGGCAGCAGGTTCACCACGGGCTCGGTTTCGGCCATCGGAAGCTCCTTATCTCGTCGTTGGCGGCCCGCTCGGCGGCGGCCTTGGCCTCGGCCTCGCGGCCGCTGGAGAGCGCGGTCGGGTACAGGTAGCGGCCCTGCCGGATGAACGGCCGGCCGCGGGTGCCGCCGAACTCGATCCAGCCCGCGTAGGGGACGCGGGTGCCGATCCGGACCGATGCACGTTTCTCGTTCTTGGCGAGCGCGGTCTTGACGGACGCGGCGAGCCGGCCCGTCCGGCGCGGCACTTTCGCCTGCACCTCGCCGCCGGCGTTCTGGGCGACGCCGTAGAGCCGCTCGCCGGCGGTCTCGCCGATCTTCTCGGTCAGCTTCTCCGACCCGTCGGCGAGCTCGTCGAGGCCCTCGAGCTCGACGGAGACCGGTGCGCTAGCCGCCATAGGCCTGGAGCCGGTCGATCAGCTCCGCTTTCAGGCCGGAGGTAGGCAGGTCACGCTCGGCGCAGAGCGCCTGCAGCTCGGCGACGGTCAGCTCGTCGAGGTTCGCCGGTAGTGCGCCCGTCTCCGGTGGCGTCTCGGAGCGGGCTACGGCCCCGGGGCGACGGACTTGTTCGGCCCGTCGAGGACCGCCCACTCGAGGTCGACGGTGGAGACGTCGCCGGCGTCGCCGTTGATCGGGCTGTACGGCGCCGGCTGCACGGTGCCGCGCCAGGCCGGGTTCGTCTCCGAGATCGGCTGCGACTTGTAGGGGATGATCTCGAACGGCACCGGCCCGCCGGACTCGACGGCCGCCGACAGCACCTCCTCGGTCGCCTCCGGGTCGAACGACTGCACCAGCGTCGCGACCAGCGACCACTTCGTGATCCCGGGGTAGTCGGTCGAACCGCAGAACGTGTCGACGGTCGTGATCTCGGTGTCGGGGGTGAGCTCGATGTGGCTGGCGTCGCAGGCGAGCTCGACCAGCGACGTGTCCAGTTCGTCGGTGCCGATCTTGATCGACGGGTCGGTCAGGATCAGCGGCTTGTGCACGGCCATCAGGGTCCTCCTTGGGTTGTGACCGGGATCCGGTAGATGACGCGGGCGCCGAGGTAGGGGACGTCGCCGATCCGGAACTCGCGCGGCGCCTGCGACGAGGCCTGCGGCCAGTTGTAGTCGTCGGCCCGCAGACGTTCGATCACGTAGCCGGCCATCTGCTCGAGCGTCTGGATGCCGGGGCCGGGCTCGAGGCGGCCGGCGACGCAGAGGACGGCGAGGTTGGCGAAGTGCCAGCAGCCGGCGACGTTCTGCTGCGGCTCGAGCCAGGGGTCGTCCCAGGCGAGCAGGATCGCCGGCGGGGTGACGGCGTCGACGACGTCGACGAACACCTCCGGGTCGTCGTCGCCGGCGGGGGCCAATGCCGCGGCCGCCTGGCCGCGGACCTCGGTCAGCGGAAGGACGCCGTTCGTGCTCACTCCTCGCTCGGCTGCTCTTCCTCTTCGGCGGGCGGGCCGAGCTCGCTGTCGTCGCCGTCCGGCTCGTCCGGCGCCTCCGGCTCCGGGGCCGGGCTGGTCTCGGTGTCGCTCATAGGTAGCTCCTCACTCCGACGATGTCGGATCGGTAGTCGTAGGCGCAGTAGTACGGCCCTCCTTCGGAGCCGTGTGAGACGACGTAGCGGGTGTCCTGCGCGACGAGCGCTACGTGGGTGGTCGACGACCATGAGCTCCCGTAGAAGATGAGGTCGCCGGGGTTGCGGCCGGCGAGGCCGACGCCGCGGCCGTGGCTGACCTGGGTGCCGGTGTAGCCGGTGCCGTTGTAGCCGAGCCCGTTCGGGTCGGGTGCACCGGCGACCCAGTAGCACCAGGTCGCGAAGCTCGAGCAGTCCTCGTAGGACGGCACGGCGTCGGGCCGGATCTGCTCGCGGACGCCCTGCATCCGCTGCGGCCCCTGGGTGTAATGGATCTGGGCGGCCTTGTGGTAGCCGAGCATCGCCGTCGAGACGATCGTGTCGCGGGCGGCTGGGGGTGCCGGCTCACTGGCCGGCTCGTCTTTTGGGAATTGGTTCGCCGCCTGCTGGAGCAGCGCGATCGCCTTCTGGTCCATCGCGAACTCGCCGGCGTGCGGCAAGCCCTTCGGGATCCGGGCGTAGAGGAGCACGTCGTAGCTGCGCTCGCCCATGTTCCCGGACGCCTTCGCGATCCTGGCTTGCCGCTGGACGCCCTCGAGGCCGGTCTCGCCGACGTTGCCGCTCTTGCCGTGGGCGAACGCGTTCGAGTAGGCCTGGTCGAAGGCGGGTGCGGGCGGGGTGCCCGTTCCCGGCCACGGCCACCTGCCGAGCCGGGACACCGCCCGCTTGACCGCCTCGACGTCGGGACCGTTCTGGACGGGCCCGTCCTTGTCGTCGGGCGGGTAGAGCGGCCGGACGAAAGAGACGAACTGGGCGACGCCGATGTCGTAGACGTAGGCCTGCTCCCACCAGTTCATGCGTTCGCCTCCGGCCGCGACGTGGTTGCCAGCGTCGAGAGGACGCCGACGCAGGCGGCGGCGACCGCGAACGCGCCGCCGGAGCTGTAGCCGCTGACCGCGAGCGTGACGCCTGCGGCGATCGCGGCGACGGCGATCACGCCGAGCAGAACGAGCAGCCGGTGCAGGGTCGCCTCGGTCACGGCTCGTTCTTGACGCACGCCCTGATGGTGACGTGGCCTCCCGGGTGGTTGATCCGCAGGTCCTTCGCCGTATAGCCGGCCGTGCAGGCGAGACCGCCGGCTGGTCCTTGCGGGCCGGGCTGACCCTGCTCGCCCTGCGGGCCTCGAGGGCCGGGTTCGCCCGGCGGGCCTTGTGGGCCGGTGGCGACATCGACGGTGACGGTCTCGACCGGGCCGTCTCCGTCCTGGCCGAGCGCGGCGGCGACGAAGAAGCCGGCGGTGCCGGCGAGCCCGACCCCGATAATCGCGAGCAGCGCAGGCAGCTTCACTTTTCCTCGCGCATTTCGAAGCCTTCGTGGATCGCCTTCCTGATCTCGGCGATCCGTTCGTTGCATTGCTTTTCGCAGCGCTTCTGCACGACGCGGATCGAGATCAGTGCGCTAAGCACCGCGCCGATCCCGGAGAAGAACGCACCCAGCGCAGCCGGGTCCATTCACGCGAGCCCCCAGCGGCGCTTCAGCGGGATCAGCTCGTAGGCGTGCCGCTTGAACGAGTCCCGCGGGGCCTGGAGGGTGCCGGTCTCGTCGAAGCCGATCACCCCGAAGGCGGCGTCGTTCGACTTCCACCACTCGACGCCACGGAC